TTGAGAATTGGCAATTGGTTAATGACTCCCGGGCCATTGGGTATTGAGCCATTCAAGGTAAGTGCTGGGTTTATAAAGATGGTAGCGGACTCTGGAAGCTTTGGCATTGTGCAACCCATCCCATTAACACCTGAGATACTTGAAAAGGCGGGGTTTGTCGTTGAGGGCACAGGATCTGTTAAAAAATACACCAAACTAGATTTTGAAGGAACAGGATTGGTTACAGATGCTGAAGACGGGGTTGTTTCTGTTTGGGTCCAAATTTGGAGTAGTTGGGAGTACATAGACCACAAGGCCAGACTTTACCTGCACCAACTCCAAAACCTATACTTCGCCCTTACAGGTGAAGAACTAAACATTGAGTTATGAACTACTACGTAAGGTTTCGATACCCCATAAATCACCCGGAGATAAGAAACATCCACAGGGATATGTATTTAGCCAAAATAAAGGAATCCGGCGGCATCGTTTATTCTCAGTTCGATGAGGCCCATGTCATGGACGTACCTAGAGAGTTTAACACATACCAGATTGAATTTGAATGCAATACAAGGCCTGACTGGATGCCATCTGAGTAGTTTTGATCCGTACCCTATTTGTTTTTAGCAAATATCACCCTATCTTACCGGCCCCATGACTGAGCAGGAGGCCATACGTTCCAGACTATTCCAAGCCATTGACGGCTCAGGACTGACCCTCAAGGAGCTGGCCACAGCCTCTGGCATAAACTACTCCTACCTATCCTCCCTCAGAACTAAGACCAACTTCGACATCTCAGCCATCCTTCTCCTGAAGGTGGCACGCAAGACCAATACAAGCCCATTATGGCTACTCACCGGGAAGGGGGAGCCGAAGGCCACCAAGGCAGAAAAGAACCTCGCCACGCGCCTCCAATCCATCGAGGACAGCCTGCAAGCCCTCATGCACAGAGACCAGATGCTGGAAATGTTACTGGAAGCACTACTCACCCCAAAGCCCATGCAGAAACTCACAGACCTGCAGAAGCTCATGACAGAAGCAAAGAGGCGCAAAAACTAGCCGAAATTTCGAGAACTTTCAACATTATCCACAGTTTGTTGAAAACAAATTAAATACGCAATAAGCAAACAGGAGTACTTTAGTATCGGTTAAGGCTCTATTACTTTGCTCAACAACGAATACACAGAAGAACAGATCAGAACACTGATAGCTGCCTATGTTGTTCATAGGGCAGATGGATATTCCAAAGAGTCTTTCCCAGATTGCGACTATAGAACTATCGAATCTCATTTAGAGAAAAACCCTGGTTTGCAGGCCGAAAAAGCCCTGATCGAACAAGCGGAGCGTAAAGGCCGCCACACATGGGAGAAAATCGGCAAAGACCTAGCACAAGGCAAAATCGAGGGTAATGCCACATCCTACATCTTCAACATGAAGAATCGGTACGGATGGGCAGACAAGCAAGTCATTGAGCAAACCAACACTCAGCGTATCATAATGACCGATAAAGATGGTGAGCAAGTCAATCCTGAAGACACGGATTTATAATGCGAACCAGCAAGCTCTTTTACATAGCGGCAAGCGGTATGTGGTCAATGAGGGCGGTGCCAGGTCGGGAAAGACCTATTCCATCATCCAGCTGCTGATCGGCATTGCTGAGAACTGGAAAGGTCTGGCGATAACGGTCTGCTCTCATTCTCTACCACACCTGAAGCGGGGTGCACTCAGGGACTTTCTGGAGATCATGGATAAGTGGGGGCTGTACGATGAGAATGCCCACAACCATACGGACCAAGTGTATCAGTTCCCATCAGGAAGCTATATCGAGTTTGTGGGGTTGGAGGACCCGGGGAAAGCCAGAGGACCGGGCAGGGATGTGCTGTTCATCAACGAGGCCAACCTGGTGAGTAAAGCACTCTTCGACCAGCTGGATATGAGGACCCGAAAAAAAGTGCTTCTGGATCTAAACCCGGCAGATTTTGATTGCTGGTGTTATGGGGTTGCGGACGGTCCAGATGCGGTGTGTATCCGGTCCAACTACAACGACAACCCATACCTGCCGGAAGCGCAAAGGAAGGTGATTGAAGCGTACAAGGATGCGGACCCGCTGATGTGGCAGGTGTTCGGCCTTGGGGAGAGAGGAACCAGTGCAGAGCAGATCTACACCCATTGGAAGCTGTGCGACAAGATGCCGGAGGGTTGTGAGCCATGGTACGGAATGGACTTTGGATATACCGTTCCCACGGCCATGGTGAAGGTGATGCTACATGAAGGCGCGATCTATGCGGAAGAAATGATCTACCAGACGCATATGGCTACTCAGGACAGGATTGAGAGGCTGAAGGCGTTGGGGATTGGGGAGTACGAGGAGATCATAGCAGATGCTGCTGAGCCGGATTCCATTGCGGAGATGTTCAATGCGGGTTTCAATATGTACCCGGCGGTTAAGGATGTATGGGCCGGGATAATGAAGGTTAAGAGCATGCCGCTGTATGTGTTGAAGAGCAGTAAGAACCTGATCAGTGAGCTGGGGAGCTACAAATGGAAGCGGGATAAGAATGGTGAGATATTGGAAGAGCCTGTGAAGGAGAAAGACCATGCCGTTGATGCGCTCAGGTATGCTGTATTTACAAAATTGCGGAATCCGGGAATGGATTTCTTCATAAAGTAACTGAATGAATATACTCGATAGAATGGCGGTGCGGTGGTTGTCTACGCGGTTGAAGGGTATGAACCCCAACCAGACGGGAGCCATGATCCCCGTTAATTCGGTGACCATACAGGGCTACAAGTCGGATGACTATGTGAAAGCCTACAGCTCCTCTGCCGGGTTATTCAGTGTACTGAACCTACTGATCCGTAAGGCCTGTACCATGCCCTGGTATCCCTATGAGATCAAGAAGGGCAGCGAGGCGAAGGTGGCGCTGAACCGCTGGAGGGCGAAGAGCAAGGCTCCGGGTGCGCTGAATGGCAGCACGATCGATGGGATCATTAAGGAGCGTAAATCTGCCTTTGATGATAGCATGATTGTAGACGGAAGCCCGCTGGCCCGGAGGCTGCAGAAGCCCAGCGAGAACCAGACACAGGACGAGTTCTTTGAAAACTGCCTTGGATTTATGCTTACCAGTGGGGAGGCGAATATCTGGGGTAACACCGGTGATCCGAATGATATTAAGGGGGAGTTCGCTGAGATATTGGTGCTGCCTACGCAGTTCATTGATGACTACAATGACCCCAATGATCTGCATGGAATCAATGGTTACCGGTTCAGTGCGGGATCGGGCATCAACATCGCCAAGGAGAACCTGGTGCGGTGGAAGAACTGGCACCCAGACTTCGATCAGTCAGACAGGATTCACATGAGGGGCATCAGTCCGGTGGAAGTAGCCTGGAGGACGTACCTGATGGAGCTGGAGGGTGGAAATTCCATGGCCAATACGCTGAAGAATGGTGGTGCCAGGGGGGCATTCAGTCCGGCAGCGATAGGGAACATGCCTACAAAGTGGACCGAGGCACAGGTGGATATGGCCATGCAGCAGGTCCGTGCCTGGTCTAAAGGGGTACAGAATAATGGCACCATTGGGGTCATGGCCCAGCCGGTGGATTACCACAATTTCGGTCTGTCGCCGGTGGACATGGACATCATCAAGGTGATGGATTTAACGCTCCATCAATGGTGCAGGGTGTTTGGAGTCCCTACGGTCCTGTTTGATTCCGAGCATACCAGCGACAACAACTACCAGAATGCCATGAGGGACCTGGTGAGCAATACGGTGGTGCCAATGCTGTCCCGGTTGAGGGATAAGCTGAACGGATGGCTGCTGCCGAGGTACGGGCTTGAGGGGAAGGTGTGGATTGATTTTGATGTATCTGCCCTGCCGGAGCTTCAGCGGGACATGGATAAGATGGTGAACTGGGTGGTAAAGGCTTGGATGCTTTCTCCCAACCAGCAGCTTGAATTGATGGGATATGAGCCGAGTGCTGATCCGCTGATGAATGAGATCTACATTCCTGGCAACCTGAAGAAATTGAGTGATGTGGGTATGGATTTATCACCGTTACCGAATGATCCGAATGTGCAGTATTAGGGTGATATGTGGGCGGTTGTTTGACACCTATCAGGTGATCCTGGCGGGTAAGGTGATAGCGGAGTACTGGATTAAGATAGATAGTGAGTTAACGATAAAGGAGGTAGCCCGTGAGCACAACAGAGCAGGAGTTATGGCAGATGGTTATGGCAAGGTATCCGAAGCTTGAGAATGAGCGGAAATGTGAGCTGGAGCGGAGGCTGAGGAATGCGGCGCGGCAGAGCTACTTTGAAAAGTTGAAAAATGAACGAGCAGGAAAGGCAATCATACTGGGAAACGGCGGAGATCATGAGGCTCAAGATTGAGCTAAAGTACGTCCCCAAGATCCACAAAGCCCTGAAAGCTCATATCAGTTCTTTCATTAAGGAATACAAGGAAAACCCCAGCAGCGCGGTTGGCACGATCAACATGCAGCTCTGGAATGACGACCTGATGAAGGTCTATTCCTCGATGGTACGCGAAGCCTTCATGACTACGGCTAAGGCCACCTATAGGAGCCTGAAGCGTATCAAGTTCACCGGAATGGGGACCAACGAGGAATGGACGCAGTTCGTGAACGATTGGCTGGCCAAGAACGGCCTGCAGATGGTCACGAGGATATCGGGCCGGACGCGGGAGATAATCCTGACGATTGTCAACGATACACTCCAGGAAGGGGTGGCCAGCGGTTGGGGTGTGGATGTGATCGCCCGGACGGTGGTGAAGCGGCTGGAAAATGAGGAATACACATTCTCTTTATCCAGGGCGCGGATGATCGCGAGGACGGAGACGGGCAGGGCGGCGAATGAGGGGCATATGGCTGGGGCCAGAAGCTCTAGGCTGGCACTGAACAAGATCTGGATCGCTGCGAATGATAACAGGACGAGGCGAACACCGAGGGATGAGTACGATCACCTGCATTTGGATGGCCAGACGGTGGATTTCGATGCGCAGTTTGTCGGGCAGAGTGAGTTTGGCGAGGTGAGGGTGAGCCAGCCCGGGGATGTGAATGCTCCTGCCGGGTTCACGATCAACTGCAGGTGCAGGGTAGCCTTTGAGGCGAAGCGGGATGAGAGGGGAAGGTTAATAAGAAGATCAATTTAAAAAATATGTCTAGAAAATTTTGCGGAGAGAAAGCACTTGATGTAGACACTACCAGCCGGAAGGTTAAAGTGGTTCTTTCCCGAATGGGCAATACTGACCGAGACAATGACATCATTGATCTTGGTGCCTTTACAAAAACATTGGCAGAGAAGGGCCCAAAAGGATCTGCTGAGATCTGGCACCTTGCCGATCATGGCTATAGGATTGCTGATTCGGCTCTGTGCAAATATGAGGAGTTGTATGTGGAGGGTGATAAACTGATTGGCATTGCTCCTTACCGTGATACATGGCTCTGGAACAACCAGGTGTGGGCATTGTATGAAAGCGGAGATATCAACCAGCATTCCATAGGTTTTGGCATTGTCAAGAGTGAAAGGAATGAGCAGACTGGTATCAGGATCATCAAGGAGATAGACTTGTGGGAAGGCAGCTGTGTG